CTCCCCCGGCCTCGACGCGTTCGCGGACCACCACGAGGGCGCCGGCGCGTGGCTCCAGGCCATCGAGCGCGGCGCCCGCCCCGTCCCCCGGTTCGACGTGTGGCCGCGCGGCCACGGGAAGAGCACGTTCGCCGAGCACGGCGTGGCCTACCTCGGCGAGCGGGGGAAGCGCCGGTTCGCGCTCTACCTCTGCGACACGCAGGACGCCGCGAACCGCCACGTCATGAGCGTCCAGACGCTCCTCGAGCGGATCGGCGAGGCCACGGGCTCCCCCGTCGGCCAGCGGCTCGAGAGCCAGTACGGCCACTCCCGCGGGTGGAAGCCGTCGCAGATCCGGACGGCCTCGGGGTTCAACGTCGTCGCGCTCGGGTTCGACGTAGCCATGCGCGGGATCAAGTTCGACGACGTCCGCCCGGACCTGATCATCATCGACGACGTCGACGGCCGGCACGACACGGAGGGGACGACCAAGAAGAAGGTCGAGACGCTGACCGAGTCGATCCTCCCGGCCGGCTCGTCCGACTGCGCCGTGTGGGGCGTCCAGAACCTCATCATCCCGAACGGGATCTTCAGCCAGCTCGTCGACGGCCGCGCCGACTTCCTCGCCTCCCGGATCGTCAACGGCCCGGTCAAGGCCGTCGAGGGGCTCCGGACCGAGCGCGAGTACGTCGAGGAGTACGTCGGCCGCGACGGCGTGACCCGGCCCGTCCACCGGAAGATCCACGTCATCACGGGCGGCGAGGCCACGTGGGCCGGGTGCGACCTCCGGACGTGCCAGGACGAGATCGTCGACTTCGGCTGGACCGCGTTCGACCGCGAGAAGCAGCAGAACGTCCAGGACGTCAAGGGCGCGCTCTGGACGACGGACTCGGTCAACGCGACGCGGCTGACGCCGGCCGAGTTCGCCGAGCTGGCGGACACGATCACGCGGACGCTCGTGTCGATCGACCCGGCCTCGACGTCGAAGGGTTCGAGCGACGAGACCGGCATCCTCGGCGGCGGCCGCGACGCCGAGGGCCACGGGTACGTGACCGACGACGAGAGCGGGACCTACAAGCCGTCGCAGTGGGGCCGGCGGGCCGTCCTCCTCCACGACAGGATCGGCGCCGAGGCCGTCGTGATCGAGGGGAATCAGGGCGGGGAGATGGCCGTCGACGTCGTCGTGAACGCGGCGAAGGCGCTCCACGAGCAGGGCCTCCGCGACTCGGCCGAGATCGTCGTCGAGCTCGTCTACGCCTCGAAGGGGAAGCGGGCGCGGGCGGAGCCGGCGAGCCAGGCCTACGACGAGGAGGCGATCCACCACGTCGGCGACCTCCCCGACCTCGAGCGCCAGATGACGACGTGGAACGCCGGCGACGGGGGCGAGAGCCCCGACCGGATCGACGCGCTCGTCTGGCTCCTCGCCGCCCTCGGCGTCCTCCGCGACGGACCCAACCTCTCCAGCCCCTTCTGACCATGAACCCGATCAAGGCCTTCGTCTCCTCCGGCTGGCAGGCCGCCAAGCACGCCGCCGTCAAGAGCGTCCTCACGCTCGCCTCGGCCGAGGGCTGGGGCGGGTGGGGCCTCTCGCTCCTCGGGTTCCTGTCGCCCACCTACGCCCGCCTGGCGAAGCTCGCGCTGGAGTCGCCCTACGCCGGCCGGGCCCTCCGGATGATCGCCGACGCCGCGGCCGACCTCCCGATCGTGGTGATGAGGCGCGACGGCGAGGAGGAGCAGGCCGTCCGCGACGACCCGGCCCTCGCGACGATCCGGCGGCACTGGTCGGAGCTGGCCGACGCGACCGTCTGGGGCCTGTTCTGCGGCGGCCGGCTCTACGTCGAGAAGCTCGTGCCGACGGGCGGCGACAACGCGATGTCGATCGCCTCGCCGGCCGCCGAGCTCCGGACGTGGCGGGCCGACGAGCTGAGGCACGTCGACCGAGACGCGTCCGGCGACCCGCTCGTCTACCACTTCAAGGGGTACAAGGGGGCGACCGTCAAGGTCGAGGCCGCGCGCGTCCTCCCCCTCCGGACCTACGACCCGAAGGCCGTCCGGGGCGAAGAGTCCGGCCAGGCCATCCTCGTCTCGGCCTCCCGCGCGCTCCAGTCGCTCGAGGCGTCGGACGTGTGGAACCGCTCGCTCGCGAAGTCGGGCGGTCGGCTCGAGGGGTTCATGTCGCCGGAGGGCGAGCGCGTCCCGACGGGCGACCAGACGAAGCGGGCCCAGGAGATCCTCGACGAGCGGCTCAACGAGACGCGGCAGAACCCGAAGTCGTCGAACTGGCACGTCCTGAACGGGGCGTACAAGCCGGTCCCGCTCACGATGACGCCGAAGGACGCCGACTTCCTCAAGGCGGCGCTGAAGGACATGGAGGCCGTGGCCTGCGTGACGGGCGTCCCGACGCAGCTGCTCGCGCACCCGAAGGCCGGCTCGCTCACCGACGCCGGCGTCGACAGCGAGGTCCGCGCGCTCCTGCTCCTGACGGTCCTCCCGTTCGTGCGCCGGCGCGTGCTCGACCCGCTCTCGGCGTGGCTTGGCGAGGGCGCCCGTCTCGACGTCGACGAGGCGAAGGTCAAGGCGCTCCAGGAGGACGAGGACGCCCGGTTCAAGCGCTACGGCGAGGCGTACCACACGCACCGCGTGATGTCGCTCGAGGAGGCCCGCGAGCGGCTCGACCTCCCCGCCCAGGTCGACCCGGCGCACACGTTCGCGAGCCCGGCGGACGCCGTGGCGGTCGGTGTGTCCGCGGACACGTCGCCGGGCAACCCCGACGACGAGCCCGAGGCGGACCCGCCCGAGGGCGAGACGGCCAAGTCGCTCGGCTCCCTCAGCGTCGACGCGTTCGGCCAGCTCCTCGAGCTCATCCCGAAGACGGCGTGACGCTCGGCCACCTCCGCACGCTCCAGCTCTGCGGCCGCCTCCGCGCCCGTGGCCACGCCCTCAAGGCGGGCGTCCTCGCGGCCGAATGGGAGGCCGTCGACGCGACCAAACGCCGGGCCGAGGCAACCATGGCCGGTCGCGTCGGCGCCGTCCTCCGGGCCGCGCTCGACGACGCGGCGGGCTGCCTGGCGGAGACGACCGCGAAGGCCGACCCTCCCAACGAGGTCCTCACGACGCTGGCCCTCGACCTCGACGCGCTCGTGGCCGCCCTCGCCGACGAGCTGCCCGATGCCGTCGTGGAGATGCTCCGGGCCGGGTTCGCCGCGGCCTCACTCCGGATCGAGCGCGAGCTGACGTTCGACGCCGACCGGCCCGCCGTCCGCGACGTCGTGACGGAGCTCCTGGAGAAGGCCGACAGCGTCCCGTTCACGCTCCGCTCGCGGCTCGACACCGTCATCCGTGACGGGCTCGCCTCGGGGATGACGCGGGACGAGCTGGCGGCAGCCGTCCGCGAGGCCGCGCCCGACATGGCCGCCAGCCAGGCCGAGGCGATCGCGCAGACGACGGGGACGGGCGCGTTCGAGCGGGGCCAGCTCGAGGCGTTCCGCGAGGCCGGGACCGACGGGAAGCGGTGGCTGTCCCAGCGCGACGGCGAGGTCCGGCCCGCGCACGACGCGGCCGACGGCCAGGAGGTCCCGATCGACGAGGCGTTCGACGTCGGGGGCGAGCGGCTCATGCACCCCGCGGACCCGAAGGGGAGCAAGGCGAACATCATCCGGTGCCGGTGTACGTCGCTGCCGGTCGCGCTGGCGCAGAAGGCGACGGGGCTCCCCTGGCGCGTCGAGCGCGACGAGCGGATCCGCACGCTCGTCGAGGCGACCAAGGCCGATTACGCCAGCATGGGCGCGTGCTTCGACGCCGTGGTCGAGCAGATGAACGACCCCGAGGGCGGCGTCTACGTGAGCCGGTCCATCGTCGAGAGGGCGGTCGGCTGGAAGTAGCTGAGGCGGACGGCCTCGGCGAAGCGCTCGGCGACGTCGCTCGCCCGCAGGCCCGTCTTTTCTGCGAAGAGCGCCGCCCGGTACCCGACGTCCTCGCACGCCTCGCCGTACTCATCGGGCAGGCCGCGGACCGCCTCGCGGTAGGCGGTCTCGGCCGCACGGCGCTCCCGGTCGAACATCTCGGACCCTTCCATCGCGCGTTTTGGGGGTGACGTTGGGGGCAATGTAGGGCGCCGCGCGCGGGATCCTCCCGTCGTGGACGACCTCCTCACCTTCCTCGGCGGCGCCGTCAAGATGACGGACGCGGGCACGGCCGGCCCCCTCAAGATGGAGGGCCGCCTCGTCGTGTTCTCCGGCCCCGACTCGCCCGACCTCACCGGCGACTACTTCACGAAGGAGACCGACTTCGGCGTCCTCTCCGACCTCGGCGAGACGACCGTCTCGGCCTACTACAACCACGGGATGGACCCCGTGGTCGGCCGCGAGCGGATCGGCGCCGTCAAGCTCACGCTCGGCGACGAGGGCGTCTGGGCCGAGTACCAGATCGAGCGCCGGAAGGAGTACCTCCGGAAGCTCGCCGAGGCGGCCGCGGCCGACCCCGTCCTCAAGGCGGCCGGCGGCCTCGGGCAGAGCTCGGGCGCGCTGGCCCACACGTTCGACGCCGAGGAGCGGACGGGCCCCGACGGCTCGAGGGCCCGCTGGATCAAGGGCTGGACGATCGGCGAGGGCTCGCCCACCCCGACTCCGGCCGAACCCCGCACGAGCGTCGTCCCGCTCAAGTCGCTCCGCGACGCGTCGCTCCGCTCCGCGCTGGCGGTCCCCGCCAAGGCCCTCCCCGTCCCCCCGGAGGGCGTCCAGGCGCTCCGCCAGCGCGTCGAGCAGGCCTTCCGCTCCCGGTTCCTCGACGGCGACCGGTACGGGTGGGTCGAGGACGTCTTCCCCGACTACGTCCTCGTCCACACCGAGCACAAGTCGTACCGCGTCGCGACCGACGACGACGAGGGCGGCGTGACGTTCGCCGACCGCGCCGACTGGGTCGAGGTCCAGCCGCGGACGGTGTGGGAGCCGATCAAGGGGCTCCTCGACGTGGCCCACGACACCCGCCGGCGTCTCCAGGCCCGGCACTCCCCCGCGGCCGACCTCGACGGCCTGGCCGCCTCCATCAAGCACACGCTCACCACCTGCGGCCGAGGCGCCGCGTGACCATGCGAACCCTCTTCGCCTTCCTCATCGCCGCCTGCGCCTTCGTCGGCGGCGTCCACGCCGAGACGCTCGGCGTCGAGCGGACCGGCCCGGCCGAGCTCCAGGTGCCCGCCGAGCACTACGTCGGCTTCACCGGCCACGCCGACGACGGCACGGCCGTCCGGCTCTCGCCCGCCGCGTCGGGCCTGTCCGTCCACCTCGGCACCTCCGTCGGCACGCTCGCCGTCGGCGCGCTGGCGTTCGCGCTCATCGCCCACGGCGACACCGAGGCCGGCGTCGCGCTGGCCACCACCGCGGCCGTGCCCGAGGAGGCCGTCAAGGCGCTGAAGTCCGCCGTCGACGAGTCGAACAAGCTCGTCCGCGAAATGCTCGACCCGGAGACGGGCCTCGAGGCCCGGATCAAGTCGCTCGAGGCGAAGGGCGAGGGCGCGGCCGACCTCAAGGAGCAGGTCCAGAAGATGGCGACCGACAACGCGGCGGCCATCGACAAGATCAACGAGCAGACGAAGTCGGTCGCCGCCCGGGCCGACGAGCTCGAGGTCCAGATGCAGAAGGGCCTCAAGCCGGGCGGCGACGCGGGCGACCTCTACGCCGACGTCGTCAAGGCGCTCCAGGACGACGAGCTCGCCTCGGCCGTGAAGGCCCAGGGCGGCCAGCTCAAGACCCGCCTCGGCCAGGGCGTCGAGCTCGGCGGGTTCGATGTCCGCGCCGTGTTCAAGGCCGTCACGGCCCTCGCGGCCTCCGGCGGCGACACCCAGGTCCCGGCCTACGAGCCGATGATCATCGCGCCGGGCCAGCAGCAGGTCACGCTCCTCGACGTCCTCCCGAACACGCGGACCGAGAGCTCGCTGATCTACTGGGTCAAGGAGGTCCTCGGGAGCCGGACGAACGGCGTCGCGATCCAGTCGCTCGACTTCACGGGCACGGACCAGGGCACGGCGCTCGGGACCTCCGACTTCGTCTTCGACCGCCAGTCGGCCGAGACGCGGACGTTCGGGCACGTGGCGAAGATCGCCGTCCAGCTCCTCGAGGACGTCGACCAGCTCCGGGGCTACCTCGACACGCAGATGCGGTACATGGTCCGGTTCGACCTCGAGGACCAGGTCCTCAACGGGGACGGGACCGGGAAGAGCTTCTCCGGGCTCAAGGACCAGGCGACGGCCTACGACGTGACGCAGGACGCGTCGACGGCGAACCTCACGAAGATGGACGTGCTCCAGTGGGCCATCACCCAGTGCGCGCTCACGTTCTTCCCGGCCACCGCCGGCATCCTCCACCCCGTCGACGTCACCTCGATCAAGCTCCAGAAGGACGCGAACAACAACTACCAGTTCGTGAACGCGATGGGCAACGAGGGCATCCGGCCGTGGGGCGTCCCGATCGTCGGGACGACGCAGCAGACGGCCGACGAGTTCACGGTCGGTGCCATGAACACGGTCGAGGTCGTGACCCGGAAGGACGTCGAGGTCACGGTCTCGACCGAGAACTCGGACGACTTCGAGAAGCTCCTGGCGACGATGCGGGCCTACGGCCGATTCGGCCTCAAGGTCTACCAGCCGGGCTCCATCATCGACGGCGACTTCTCGCTCGCGCTCACCGGCGCCTAGGCCGACCGCACGCCCCGAGGCGGGCGGCCCTGACGGGTCGGCCCGCCTCGGGCCCCTCCCCCCTCCTCCGACTCAGGACCCATGGCAGACAGCAAGACCGAAACGATCGACTTCTCCGGCGACGGCAAGGGCAAGACGGCCACCGTCGAGACGACGAAGAACGTCCCGCTCGCCCTCTTCTTCGAGGAGGGCAAGGTCCCGGCGAAGTTCGCCAAGCACCCCGGCGGCGCGCGCGTCGAGCGCGGGACGAAGGTGACCGTCACCGAGGACGGCGCGAAGTACCTCAAGAAGATCGGCTACGCCAAGTAGGCCGGTCCCCGGACTATGTCGCTCACGCTCCCAGACGTCGACACCACGGAGCTCCTCGTCACCCCCGAGGAGCTCTTCGTCGCGTCGCAGGAGTCGCTCGAGTCGCTCGACTTCGAAGACGCGACGGGCGAGGACTACGGCCTCGTGGCCGCGGCGCTCCGGGAGGCCCAGGACGAGCTCGACCGGTACCTCGACCGGGCGCTGCTGGTCCATGTCGAGACCGAGCGGCTTGCCGGCTCGTGGCGCCACGACGTCCGCCTCGGCGGATACACGGCGTGGCTCTCGGCCTGGCCGTTCGTCGAGGGCGACGCCACGAGCGACGTCACCGCGGGCGACCACGGGCTCGCGCCGATCGACGACGACCAGCGTGTCCTCGTGACGACGCTCCCCGACACGACCGACGCCCTCGGCTACGTCGCGGGCTACCGCGGCCGCCAGCACTCTTTGGACGGGACCCCCGACGGCGAGGGCGAGCCGACCACCACGGCACTGACAGGCCTCGAGGGCCTCGACGCGCTGGCCACGCTCCCGCCCCAGCTCCCCGGCACGCTCGCCGGCGTGATCATGGACCTCGCCTACCTCCGCCTCGACGAGCGGAAGGCGGGGACCGTGGGCGGGAAGCGGACGGCCCAGAAGTTCCCCAGCGGGATGGTCACGAGCACGGGCCGCCGCGCCGGCGCCGAGGCCGAGATCCTCGACCGGGCCCACGCCTACCGGAGGCTGACCGTATGACGACGCCCGAGCAGATGCAGGCCGCCGTCCGGTCCATCGTCGAGAAGCTCCCCGACGCGCTCGAGCCCGTCGGCCGGCGCGGCCTCACGCGCGTCGGCAAACGGGCGGTCTCCCAGTACATGCGCGACGGGACGGGCGACCCGAAGAGCCGGACCCAGATCCGGTTCACGCGCGCGACGAGGCGCCATGCCAGCCGGGCCAAGAAGGTCCGGACGGTCTACGGCCCGCGGCCCTCGAAGAAGGGCCCGCTCCGGATCCTCACCGGCCGGCTAGCCGGCGCCGTCGGCTCGCCGTTCAAGGACGGGTTCAACCGCCGCGGCGCCGTCAACGAGATCCACCGGTCGGGCGGCGTCGTGACGTTTCTCAAGGGGGTCGACCTCGAGGAGGTCCCCTACGCGCGGGCCCACGAGAAGGGCGCCGAGTTCTCGATCCTCAAGACGGGCCGGACCGTCCGGGTCCCGAAGCGGTCCTACCTCGCCCCCGCCCTCTCCGACGAGGCCGACTCGATCCAGCGCGACGCCGAGCGCGCCGTCGTGAACCTGATCCGCCGCGAGGTGCGCGCCGCCTGATGCCGCACCTCGACACGGACCTGATGGCCGAGGCGGCCGACCTCGGCGAGGCCACGATGGCCCAGAAGCGGGCGGCCGTGGCCGGCCTCGTCGCCGAGGTCCTCGCCACGCACGACGCGACGTCGGGCGGCGGGAAGGCCGGCTCCGCGTGGGTCGTCGACGAGACCGTCCGCCAGGCCATGCTCGACGGGGCCGACCGCCGGGACCGGCTTCGGCTCATGGGGCATCCGGCCCGGTACGCCGTCGTCGAGTGGCTCGGCCGCGTCCAGGCCCCCGACGGCGTGAACCGGACCGGCGCCGTGCCGGCCCACCAGTTCGCCGTGACAGTCTGGGTCGGGTTCGTCGACGGCCAGAGCCAGGCCCTCTTCGACGCGGTCGCCGAGGCGGCCGGGCCCGCCGCCCCGGGCCTCCTCCCCACGTTCGCCGTGACGTCGGCGCTCCTCGTCGGCGACGCCGTCGTCGAGCTGGGCCAGCCGGCCGACGTCGAGACCACGCTCGACGTCCTCTCCTTCGAGGGCGAGTTCGCCCACTCCCTGTTCTTCACCGTCACCACCCGATAGGCGCCACCATGGCCGACTCCAAGAAGACCGACAGCAAGCCGGACCCCGTCAAGCTCGTCGCGACCGCCTCCTTCTCCAGCCCCAAGAACGAGGGCGACGTCCGGAAGGGGAAGGCCTTCGAGACCACGCCCGAGCGGGCCGACTTCCTCGTCTCCAAGCACCTCGCGCGGAAGGCGTAGCGCCGCCCGCGAATCGTCCCGCGCCCCGGCGCGACCACCAGCCCCCACCCCGAACCCATGGGCCAGCGCAAGACCCACCTCTCAAAGCTCGAGTACTCGACGGACTACGACGGCGTCCTCGCCAACGCCGGCACCGCGACGTGGACCGAGATCCCGGAGCTCAAGATCGACCAGGAGGGCGCGTCCCTCTTCGGCGAGGAGTCCCAGGGCAAGCCGAACATCAACGGCGTGGCCGGCCAGGCCGGCGCGATCGCCACGGCGGCCTACCCCGTCCGCGTCGACGACACGGACACGTTCCTCGCCGCGCTCAAGACGGCGGCCGACGCCGGCACCAAGGTCTACTTCCGGGAGACCCTCGGCGCTGAGGACCCCGAGATCTGGGGCCCGTGCCTCGTCATGGTCAACCGGGCCAAGCAGCAGTTCCCGGGCTTCGTCCTCTCGGTGATCAACGCCGGCGCGTCGTCGGCGACGACCGAGGGCGCGCTCCAGATCCAAGTCTAGGCCGGTGACCACCGCCCGGCCGGCCGCCACGCTCCGGCCCGAGCCGGAGCTGGCGACGCTCACGCTCGCACGCGCCGAGGCGGCCCTCGGCGCGTGCGGCGCGTCTCTGTCGGCGCTCCTCGCCGGCGGGGCCGTGGGCGTCCCCGTGCCCGAGCACCCGGGCGAGCTGTTCGCCGTGGCGCTCACGCCGGCGAGCGCGGCGTTCTGCGCCCGCCTCGGCGACCCGCTCCGGACGGTCGTGGCCGGCCACGTCGTCACGGCCGTCGTCCGGGCCGTCCGCGCTGCCGGCGACGAGGCCGCGGCCCACCGGGCCCGGCTCGAGGCCGACGTGAGCGACTGGGACCGCGACGTGTTCGCGGCCTGGCGCGACAACCAGCCGAGCTCGCGGCGGCCGCTCCGGGCCTCGTTCGCCTCGCTCGACCCGCGCGAGTGGGAGGCCGTGACGACGCGGTGGCCGCTCAGGCGGCTCCTGTGCTGGATGGCCGACTGCGAGGTCGCCGCCTACTACCGCGAGAAGGACGAGACCTACGACGAGCTCAAGGCCGGGAGCCCCCGGCTGAACTGACCCACCCCGCCTCGGACGTGTCCGCGGACACGTCCCGGCCGCCTCGCTGGCGCCGCCTCCCATGGCCGACAACACGATCACGGTCGAGCTCGAGCTGGACGCGAACGGCGTCGTGACCGGGGTCCGCCAGGCCGACGGGGCGCTCGTCAAGCTCTCGCGGACGCAGGACCGGACGGCCGACCGGAGCGAGAACCTCACGCGGAAGCTGAAGCAGCTCGGGCTAGCGGCGGCCGCCATGGTCGGGCTCCGGGAGGGCGCCCGCGTCGTGACGGACTACGAGCAGGGCCTGGCCGACCTCTCGGCCATCACGGGGATCGCCGGTCGGGACCTCGACCGCCTGGGCGACACGGCGCGCCAGAACGCGCTGGAGACGGGCCAGAGCGCGGGCGACCAGGTCGAGGCGTACAAGCTCCTCGCCTCCAACATCTCCCTCACGACCGAGCAGCTCGAGGTCATGGGGAGGGAGGTCGTCACGCTCTCGGTCGCCGCCGGCGTCGACCTCGCGACGGCGGCGAACGCCGTGGCCAACGTGATCAACCAGTTCGGGCTCGCCGCGTCGGAGTCGGGCCGGGTGGTCAACGTCCTCGCGGCCGGAGCGAAGGAGGGGGCGGCCGAGGTCGACGACCTCGCCGCGGCCATGAAGGAGGCCGGCGTGGCGGCCCGCTCGGCGAACGTGTCGGTCGAGTCGACGGTGGGCGCCCTGGAGATCCTGGCCCAGAACGGGGTCAAGGGGGCCGAGGCCGGGACGTCGCTCCGGAACGTCCTGACGATCCTCCGGAGCGAGGCCGGGAAGCTGGCCGACGCCGGGATCCACGGGCTCAACGTCGAGGGCGAGGGGCTCGTCCGGACGCTCGTGCGCCTCGAGCCGCTCATCGGCAACGCGACCGCGCTGACGAAGATCTTCGGCCGCGAGAACATCAACGCGGCCGAGGTCCTCATCCGGAACGCGAAGGCCGTCGACGAGATGACGGCCGCGGTGACGGGGACGGAGACGGCGCTCGAGCAGGCCGGCGTCCAGGCCGACACGCTCCAGGGCGACCTCAAGAAGCTCCGGACCGCGCTCGAGGAGGTCGCCCTCGACGGGTACGACGGGTTCGGGGAGGCCGCGCGGGAGGCCGTCCAGGACGTGACGGCCCTCGTGCGGGCGCTCGATGAGAACTGGGAGTCGGTCGAGGTCGGGATCAAGGTCCTCGCGCTGGCGGTCGTCGCGCAGAAGAGCTACCAGGCGTCGCTCGTCCTCACCGAGGCGGCCACGGTCGCGGCCCGGATCGCGACGGACGGGTTCAGCGCGGCCGTCAAGCGGAACCCGATCGGGCTCATCGTCTCGGCCCTCGTGACGGGCGTCGCGGCGTACTTCGCCTTCCGGACCGAGACGGACAAGGCGACCGAGGCCGTCGACGACAACACACGCGCGCACCGGGACCTCACGGACGCCTCAGACGGCGCGGCGCAGTCGACCGACGAGGCGACGGCGGCCATGGAGCGCCAGAGCGCGGCGGCGCAGACGCTGGCCCACGACCTCCGGACGCTCCGGGGGTGGGCCAACACGCTGGGCGACATCTGGGGTTGGCTGGGCCGGCAGGCCGAGCGCCTCATGCTCTGGCTCTCCCGGCTGAACAACCAGGTCAACCTGGCCTCGGTCAACATCTCGCTCTTCGCGGCGAAGATCGTCACGAAGCTCCTCGGCCCACTCCACTCCGCTGGCAACGGGCTCGAGCGTTTCGTTCGTTGGATGGAGAGGTTGAGGGCCGACTCCCTGACGAACCTCGATCGGATCGCGGAGCGGTTCGACGAGATCAGCCGCGCCGGGAACCGCGCCCGCCGTTCGATCGACTGGGTGCGTGAGGGCGACCGGCTCGTCTACCGCCCGTCGTCGGACGAGCCTTTCGAAGCCCGACCACGCTTGACGCGCGACCGGTCGGGCAAGGGAGAGGAGCCGCCGACCACACCACCCCCACCGGTAGGGGGGAGCGGAAGCGGCGACGCGGAGGACGCGGCCAAGACGGCCGAGAACGCCCGGCGGAAGGCGCTCGACCAGGAGTTCGCCGACCGCGAGCGCGAGATCGAGATGATGCGGGAGGGGACGGACCGCGTCGTCGCCGAGATCGAGCTCCGGTTCGACCGCGAGCGTGAGGCCTACCGCCGGTCGTTCGGCGCGCTCTCGGCCGAGGTCCGGGCCCAGTTCGACGCGCTCGAGGAGGCCCAGCTCGAGTCGGCCCGGAGCATCGCCGACGCCGAGGCCCTCGACGGGGCCGTCGACGTCGGCGGGGTCCTCGCTCGGATCGAGCGGGAGCGGGAGGCCGGCGAGCGGATCGAGGAGATCTACGCCGACACGTACAAGCAGGCCGCGGACCGGGCCAACGCCGAGATCTCGAAGATCCAGCCGCCCCCGCTGCCGGTCGAGGAGTGGCGCCGGCAGCTCGACGAGGGCCTGGCCACGTCCGTCGACGACGTCGACCGCGCGCTCCGGGCGCTCGGCGCCGCGTTCGAGGCGGCCGACAGCGACGCGGCGCGGGCCGACGTCCAGGACCTCATCGACGCCTACCAGCGGCTCCGGCGCGCGATGGAGGACCTCGGGGAGGTCGACCTCGGCGCGATGCTCGAGGCCGGGCTCGAGGACGCGCTCGGGGCGATCGCGACGGAGCTCGGGGCCATCGCCGCGGGCGCCGACCGGGCGGCCCGCGAGATCGACGAGGCCAACGGGAGGATCGCGGAGCTCCAGGCGCAGGTCGCCGAGGCGGACACGGAGGACGAGCGGGCCGAGCTCCGCGCGGCCATCGAGGCCCAGCGCGAGTACGTCGCCGCGCTCGAGGAGACGCGGACGGCGTCGGCCGTCATCCTGGGCAACCTCGGCGCCGTCCTCGGCGACATGCTCATCCAGCTGGGCAAGGTCGCGATCGAGACGGCCGTCGGGATCGGGGCGATCAAGCTAGCCCTGAAGTCGTTCAACCCGCTCGTCGCCGCGGCCGCCGGCGTCGCGCTGATCGCGATCGGCTCCTACATCA